ATGAAGGGTGATGAAGGGGATATATGCCTGGAGGCCGGAGACGTGGGCGCGGCCCTGATCAACCTGCTCCACCCCCTGGGCCTGGACCTGGGCACCTGCCTGAACGCGGCATACAACAAGATCAAGTGCCGCAAAGGCCGCATGGTGAGCGGGATGTTTGTCAAAGAGGCGGATCTGGAGAAAACAAGGGAGGCGGGATCATGAAGCTTCATGCGAGTATGCTGTCTAAAAAAGCACTGACTGAAATATTGGAAGCCCTTCGCCCGGGGGTTGTCGGGGACGATCTTCTGGCAGCGGCCATCAAAAAAGATCTGGCGAATAAATACAACAAAAAATTCCAAAAAATGAAAGAGCTTGAAGCGCATCTTGTTAAAGAACAGGAAAAACTTAAAAGAATTGATGCCTCACAAAAAAGGATAAAGGCTTTCAACAGCAAGACTGAAGAATATAAGCGGGGTTCCGCTGACCTTAAACGGATGTTTAAAACCGTCCGGCAAATTGATGAAAATTATGATCTGGATCAATTTTATCAAAAACACAGCGAAGGAGAGGCAGGGAATGAGTGAAAAAAAGGTTCAGATGAACACCGAAGTATCTGATTTTCTGGGGTTTCTTTGCAGATGGCATAAAAACAGAATAGATGCGCTGAAAACAATCGTTGATGATGAAAACGAAGATTCTGTTATCGTGCTTAACGGGATAAACATAGACCCGGACAGCGAAGTTGCCAGGGGAATCAGGATAGGGGTGGCTTGTGCCATTGAGGCCCTTGGAAAACTGCCGTTTCATGTGGAGGCAGAGGTGCGTGGGGAGGATGGATAAGTCATGAAAAAGAAACTGCTTTCCATCACCAAGAAGGATTTCGACGTCCAGACCTTCCGGTCCGGCGGCAAGGGCGGCCAGCATCAGAATACCACGGATTCCGGTGTCCGGATCATCCACCGGGATTCCGGGGCCGTGGGGGAAAGCCGGAACCATAAAAGCCAGCACCAGAACAAGAAAGAAGCCCTGGCCCGGCTGACCGCCTCATCAAAGTTCCGGATCTGGGTGAACCGCCGGGCCCATGAAATCATCACCGGTGAGACCATCGAACAGGAAGTGGACCGGATGATGCAGCCGGAGAACCTGAAGATCGAGGTCCGGGAGAACGGGAAATGGACGGAAAAGGAGGCTGATTAATGGGCAATAAATATGAAATTATCGAAATTAACGATACTGAAATCACCGTGGATGTATCCTTGCTGTCAAAAACAGAGGAGATGTTTTTCAATGCCACGGACATGGCCAGGCCGTTTAAAAAAGAGGTCCGGCATTTTCTTGCGCTCGAATCGACAAAAGAATACATGGCGGAAATTTTTAAAGAGCGGGATTCTACCTATTTAAAATCGCAGGACCTGATCCGCACCAAGCGAGGCCGTTATGGCGGCACATGGCTTCACAATGAACTGGCATTCGAATTTGCCGGATGGTGTTCCGCTCTGTTCCGGAGAAAGCTGCACAAGTGGGCCGAAGAACGGATCAAGCAGGAAACCGAATGGAAACGCTGCCGGCTGGAAGCAAAGACCGGGTATCTGCCCATGACCTACGCCATATCCCGGGCACACGAGACGGTTCAGCCCCATCACTTTGTCAACGAAGTGGACCTGATCAACCGCATTGTCCTGGGCATGCCGGCCAAACAGTTCAAGGAGCAGTACGAGGTGGACGATGTCCGGGAGGGCTGCACCGCGGCCCAGCTCCGGGAACTGGACCGGCTCCAGCGGATCAACGCCGGCCTGATCGAGGTGGGCATGGGCTACCATGAACGGAAAGACCGCCTGACACAGTGCCACCGGCATGAACTGGCTTTGTTGGAAGGGGCTGCGTAATGAATAAAAACTTAGCTACATATAGCCAAGAAAAACAAAAACAGGAAAAATTCTGGCCCCGGGCCGTGTGCACCAACAGCCTGGACCGGTTTGCTCCGGGGGCTAAAAAGTACCGGCACCGGTATGATCTTCTGTTCGGTGCCGGGGCGTTCCGGCGGGTTCGGCGGTACCGGCATCCGGATGGCAGACGAAAAATTACCGTTGAGGTGGAAATATCATGAAAAACACCTTGACATTTTCAATTTATCCGGGGTACCCTGGCCATGGTGGATGCAGAAACATTCACCCGGGTTTAGCACCCCGGATACCAAAGGCGGATAGAAAGCCGCCGTGACAAGCGGTTTTTTTATTTGTCCAACCTTTCATGATCTGATCCGATCCGATTAAGCGCGGGCGGGTCGTGCAGGGGGCTGAAAAGCCCACCGGTTGCCTTTGGGCCGGGTGCTAACCTGCATGGCCCGCCCGTTTTTTGTTTAGCGCCAGACGGCGGGAAATCCAACTTTTTTTACCAAAGGAGATTTTATCATGAAAGAACTTATCCCCATCCATCACACCATCGTCAAAAACGAAACCGTTCCCACAGTCAACGCCCGGGAGCTTCACCGATTTATGGACATCGGCCGAGTTTTTCCAGCCTGGATCACCGGCCGGATCGAATATGTCGGGTATGAAGAGGACCGGGATTATGTCAAAGGGTTTTTTCCCGTTTTGGAAGAAACCCCGAATGGCGGACGTCCCAGGGTCGAATACTACCTCACCCTGGACATGGCCAAGGAACTTTGTATGATGGAGCGCAATGAAATGGGCCGCCTGGCCCGCAAGTATTTTATCAAATGCGAAAAAGAGGTGAAAAAAGCCGGGGCCGATGCCGCGGCCCTCCGGGAAGCCCTGCTCAACCGGGTCCCGGAATGGAAACAGATCGCCCGGTACAAAGCCAAGGGACTGGGCAACAAAGACACGGCCCTGCTGTGCGGCATTCCGGAAAGCAGGGTCCGCCAGGCCATTGCCGACATGAAAGCCTGCCGGGTGTTTGCGGATGATCCGGCCCCGGCCCTGCTGAACCTGCCCTCCCAGTCCGTGGTCAAACGTATGGTCCAGGCCCTTCCCCGGCCCGGCCAGTCCTGCGGCACCCGGCTGAACCGGACCGCGGCCAGAGAGCTGCTGGCGGCCCGGCCCCAGTGGGTGAAAATGCTCCGGTACCGGTCCATGGATCTGAGCTATGCCGAGATCGGCACCCTGTGCCGGGTGAACAAGGAAACCGTCCGCCAGAACATCCGCCGCATGGCCGACTGCGGCCTGGTGGACCTGTCCTGTGACCTGCCCCTGTTCCCGGAACCCACCCGCACCCCGGCAGCCCGGGCATAAGGAGGCAGCCATGCAGAAACATGACATCCACGACACCCTGGCAACCACCACGGCAAGGCTCACCTTCCTGTCCCAGGTACTTTCCTGCGCCGATGAAACCAACCTGCACCTGACCGATGATGGCATCTTCGGCCTGACCCTGATCCTGGGGGATATGGCCGACGATATCCGCGAGGCCGGCGAATCCCTGTAATCCGCAACGCAAACCGGTCCGGGCGGATCCGCCCGGGCCGGCTCCCTTCAAAAGTTCATTTTTCAAGAATCAAGATTTTTCATTTTTCCCGACATCTCCGAAAGGACCGACTTCAACGCCCTGGCGGTTTCCGCTTTTATCCGCTGCTCCGCCTTGATGGATGCTTTTTTGTAAATAAACAGCGGGATGAGGTCGTTTTTGCGTGTCAGGTAAAGGTAGATCAGGCGGAGGCCTTTTCTTTTTCCGATGTTGTAATGGTCCAGCCCGATCCGGATCTTCCGGACATCTGTGTCCGGTCCGAATCCGGGGTATTTGTCCCCCAGTCCGGGGTTTTCAGGCAGGAAATGGGTGATAAATTCGCGCACCTGGTGCCATGATTTGGGCCATGGCTTTAAAACCTTGTTGAAAAGCTTGTCAAACGGGTCTGTAAAGACAACCATGAAGGCTATGCAGCCTGAGCGATTTTAGACAGCAGGTCCCGGATTTCCGGGTCCGATCCGATGGTCAGGTCTTCCACCAGGTCATCCCAGTCAATCAGGGTGTTACGGATGGATCTGCCCAGGAGGGTCCGGACGATCGGCACATGGGCGGCGTTTTCTTCCAGATTGGCATAGCGGTCCCGGGTTTCAGAGACAAGACCGGTCAGCATCTTCATACAGCCAGCCTCATCTTCGCTGCCAATGCAGCCCCATTGGCACCGGTCAAACGTCTCCCGGACCCGCTGGATGATCTTTTGTGATGCCCGGTTTTGCCTGGCCACAGCGAACACAATACCCGGCAACCCGAAAAGCACCCAGATCCTGTGAGCCCGCATTTTACTGAGCTCCATCAAATTCTGAACCAGCTCCTGGTTGAATTCCCTGCACTGCTGATGGATATGATTGTGTTCGGCGATCTCGATCATGGCGACCTCCCGGGTCAAGTTATTGTCTTTCTTGCCCAGTATCGCCACAAATCCACAAAATGTCAACCACAGCAAATCTTTTTTCCGGCGGACCCCTCCTTAAAACTGAACACTTAACACTTAAAACCACCCTTCCTGTTTCATTCATTCCAATCCGCCCATCATTTTACCGGGTCCGGAAATATGATGGCACAATATCAATCCACAAACACGCAGGGGGCAGCATGTTTGATCCCAAACAGTTTTCACAACTGATCCATGACACCCTGGTTGACCTGGACACCCGGCTGTGCAGCCTGGCATCCGTCCAGCTGCTGCTGGGCACGGCGGCCCAGGAGTCCGGGTTCGGCACTTACCTGGCCCAGATCAACGGCCCGGCCCTGGGCGTGTTCCAGATGGAACCCAAAACAGAGGAAGATATCTGGAATCATTTCCTGGTGTACCAGCCGCACCTGCGGGACATGATCATCAAAACCACCGGCGTCAAACAACCTGACACTTACCATTTGCGCGGCAACCTGCTGTACCAGACCGCCATGGCCCGGATGCAGTATTACCGGCGACCTGAGCCCCTGCCGGCTGCTGACGACATCCCGGGCCTGGCGGCCTACTGGAAACGGCACTACAACACGCATCTGGGCCGGGGCAAGGAAAGCGAGTTTGTGGAAAATTATCACAGGTATGTGGGGCAGATATGAATCAAGAATCCCTGGACAGAAAGCTGCTGGACAAAATCAACCGGGCCGTGAACTGGGAAATCGCCTATGAACGGGACATTGACCAGTATGGCGTATCCGAGCGCTGGGCCATCCCTGAAAACGACAAAGGCGATTGTGAAGACTATGCCCTTGAAAAACGCCGGCGCCTGCTGGCGGCGGGCTGGCCTGAATCAGATTTGCGAATGGCCACATGCCTCACCGAGAAGGGTGGCGGACATGGTGTTTTGATTGCCGTTTTGGATGGCACCTGGTGGGTGATGGATAACCGGTATGACACCTTATTCTCTTGGGGCCAGATGCAGCACTACCAATGGCAGAAAATGCAGGATGACGCCGGTGTCTGGCGGGAGGTGGTTGCATGAAACTATTTTTAGCAATGGCAATCCTGGGGATGCTGATCTGTGCGGGCTGTGTATCGTCCGGACCGAGCAGCGGCACCCTGGGCGATTCGGTACCGGCCCCCTGGGGGTGGCAGGACTATATCAATCGCGGGGGCAGGTAAATCTTAACAAGGAGAAAAGTTATGGGAGACAGATCATGAAACGGTTTTGCAGTTTGTTGTTTATTGCCGGGATGGCGTTGATGGTGGCGGTGTTTGCCCTGCCGGGCATGGCCCTGGCGGAGGATCCGACCTTTGCGGGCGCTCTGGCCGGCATATTGTCACAGGTGGTGTTTCCCCTGGTGGCGGCCGTGGTCATGGGCCTGGTGGGCTGGGCCGTGACCTGGGCGGCAAAGAAATGGAAGTTGGGGTTTTTGCTGGAATCAGAGGAGTATCTCCAGCGCCTGGCGTTCACGGCAGTCTCATTTGTGGAGGAGCGGGCCGCTAAGATGGTCAAAGAGTCCGGGGTCTCCCTTCCGGGCGGTGACAAGCTGAACATGGCTGTTGCCCGGATTATGGCGCAATCTCCTGAAATCAGTCAGGACCGGGCGGAAGAGCTGGTCGAATCCATACTGGCGCGGTTGAAGGGGGCCGGCGCCACCGGCGACAAGGTGCTTTAAAGAGGGTTTAAACCGATGATTGAAGCTATTTTAACCATTGCGGCCGCTGTGATCCCGCTGATCATCACGGCCGTGATGGACCGACACCAACCCCGAGAGGCAGGCTATGACGCAAAAATCAAGGCATTTGACAAGGATCTGGCTGTTGGCAATGCTGACGGCCTGTCTGCTGCTTTTGAGCGCATGCGGGCACCGTCAGAGCGGCCTGGTGGTCCTGCCCGAAGATCGACGGATCACACAAATGGATAACGGCAATTACGAAGTCACACCGGCCTGGCTTCAGGAGCGGTACCGGTATGAGGCATGGGTGACAGAGCAGCTTGAAAAATGCCGAAAGGCAGCCGGAAAATGACGCTGGATTATGAAGCCCTAAAGTTCTGGATGGGATTTATCCAGTTTGTCGGCATGATCGGCGTGGGCATCTACGCCTGGTATGCGTCCCGGCAGAAAGCCACGGCTAAGGCTGTGGAAGACCTGGACAGGCAGATCAACGGCCGGGTGGATGTGCATTCCGACCGCATCACCCGGGCCGAGATCACCCTGGAGCACCTTCCCACGCATAAAGACATTTCCGAGATATCCACCCGCATTGAATCGATGCACGGCGAGATCTCCCGCATGTCCGGGACCGTGACAGGCATAAACCGGGCCGTTGATTTGATGAACGAACACCTGCTGGCTGCCAGCAGAAACCAGGAACATTTGCTTGCCTCCGGCAGAAACAGCAGCAGGGGCAATGAGTTCAGAGATAAGGAGTGCTGACGTGGATTACAAGGAGCTGATCACCAGTGACATCCGTCTGGTTGTGCTGAGGGCCCTGGCCGAAGATGAGGGCTACAGCCTGAACGAATCGGTCATCCAGAGCATCCTGGGTGTATTTGGTCACCGGGTCTCCCGGGACCGGGTGAAAACAGAACTGGCATGGCTGAAAGAACAGGGCCTGGTGCGCATCGAAACCGTGGTGACTGTGCAGGTGGCCACCATCACCAGCCGGGGGCTGGACGTGGCCAACGGATCTGTGGTGGTGCCGGGAGTCAAACGCCCGGGACCCAGGGACTGCTGACCATGGCGGATCGCAAAAAACACCAGCAGTCCAGCATTGACCGGCTGCCGGATGATGTCCGGGAAGCCCTTCAAAGCCTGCTTCGTGATCCCCGGGTTACCGACCTGGAGGCCACGGCCCGGATCAATGAGGTCCTGGCGGCCGAAGGCCATGACGCCCAGCTGAGCAAGTCTGCTGTCAACCGCTATGCCCTGCGCATGCGGGAGGTGGGCCGCAAGCTGGAAGAGTCCCGGGAGACCGCAAAGATGTGGATCGGCCGCCTGGGCAGCGAACCCGCCGGAGAAGTGGGAAAGCTGGTCAATGAAATGGTCCGGACCCTGGCGTTCCGGGTGGTCATGCGTGCCAGTGAGGAAGAAGACGAAGATATCAGTGTGGATGATCTCAAGTCCCTGGCCATCTCCGTGCATCGCCTGGAGCAGGCGGCTGAAAAGAATGCGGCTGTGGAAGCAAAGATCCGGCAAAAAGCACGGCAGGAAGCCATTGAAGAGGCAGCCACACACGTGGAAGAAACCGCCCGGCAGATGGGCCAGACCGCAGACCAGGCCCAGTTCTGGCGCGAAAAGGTATTGGGCATCAAATAATGGCGGAACTTTACGGCGATACAGTCAGGATACTTGAGTGGGATGAGATGCCGGATTCCGTCCGGGAGATCCCGGAGAATCTGAATCCCCTTGAAGATGGTCTATTCATGGAACACCAGGTCGAATGGGTCCGGTTCATCCATGACAACCCCCTGGCTATTGCCGAGAAAGGGCGCCGGACCGGCATCACCTATGCCACTGCCCTGGATGACACTATCACCGCATCCACCACCCGCAAGGACGGGGGGAGTGACGTGTATTACATCGGCGACACCAAGGAAAAAGGCCTGGAATTTATTGGCTACTGCGCCCACATGGCCAAGGTGATGGCCACCCGCATGGCGGACGGCTGGGCCGGGGTGGAGGTCTTTTTGTTTGAAGACCAGCAGCCGGACGGCACCACCCGAATGATCAACGCCTATCGGATCCGGTTTGCGAGCGGATTTAAAATTGTGGTTTTGTCCTCCAAACCCGCCAATATCCGGGGCCTCCAGGGCATTGTGATCATTGATGAGGCCGCATTCCACGGGAACGTGCAGGCGGTAATCGATGCGTGTAACGCCCTGCTGATCTGGGAGGGCCGGATCCGGATCATCTCCACCCACAACGGCCAGAAAAACCCGTTCAACCAGCTGATACTGGATGCCCGGGCCGGACTGAACCCATACCAGGTATTCCATGTCACGTTTGATGACGCCGTGGCCAACGGGCTGTATGAGCGGGTGTGTTTTGTCAAGGGCAAAAAACCGACACCGGAAGGCAAAAAGCAGTGGTACGAGCGGGTCCGGAAAAGCTATGGCACCAATGTGGAGGTCATGAAAGAAGAGCTGGACGGCATTCCACGGGAAGGGTCCGGCGTGGCCATCCCCGGGGTGCTGATCGAGCGGTGCATGACAGAACAGCGGCCTATTGTGCGGCTGTCTTTGGATGACAATTTCAAGCTCAAGGACCTGGCATACCGGGATTCATGGACCGAGGCGTGGATCAAGGAAAATATCCAGCCGCTGATCGCGCTCTTAAGCCCAAAGGCAGAGCATGTTTTCGGGTCTGACTATTCCCGGTATTGCGACCTGGCCGGGTTTGCCCCTGTGGAGATCATGCAGGATCTGACCCGGAAGGTC